TCGGGAAGGCGCATTTGTTCTTCTATGTACCAGCGCGACTTATCTTCACCATAACCAGCCCTGACTAGAGCTTCATAACACTCAACAATTTGTGTAGCCCAAATATCTATGGGCTTTAGCGGTTCGCCTGTCTTACGCGCTGCGCTTTCCTTGCGCTTACGCTTAGCGGCTAGTTCGCTTTTTGTTGGTTTTCTTGCGCTCATTAGTAAGCAATTCTAGAACCATGCGCTCAAGTTTATCGATGCGCGACACGATGTTTGATGCTTCCAAAATACCCGGCACTTCATGACGAATAATGTAACGCAGTCCCCCGACAATAAGTGCGCAGCATGAAAGGATGGCAGCAACAAACGCTGCCCATTCTGCTGGAGTCATCGCCGACCGAAAGCCGTATCGTTAGGGTTGAGCCAGCGGAGTATAACCGGCAGACTCGCGACCAGAGCTGCATTGACAATTGCAGGAACATCCCAACCTACCGCTAGGTACGTTGCTATCCCGGCTGCTAGAAAGGATCTTGCCCAACTTGCGGCGACTGCTTTTGCTTGTTCCATTGATAGGTTCTCCTGTCAATAATGGGATTCTGAACATGCTGCCATCATGATCGCCCTTGGCAGTAAAGCTAATATGGAAATGTCCACGGTGCGGGTTGCTACCGGTATATTTTCTCCACTTGTAATTACGTTTCCAACTTGCAATTTTGCCATCGAAGATTATGTAAGAAATTCGCTTATCAGATCTGGCAAGTAATCGAAGTTGATCAACAAGATCATGGATTTCGTGTTTGCTTGGTCCGAAATCAGCGTTAAAGTCGTAGGCACGTACAATTCCCGAATCAACTTGCGGCATGGCGTTTATCACCGAGCCAGCCTTCAGGCGCAGTTCGACTTCTATCGGGGAACGCATCGTCTATCTGCTCGCGTAACTGTTGCCCCGCCTTGCACAGTTTAGCCAAGACCCAAAACCTTTAAATCATCTGTTGTAAGACCAAGAGCAACTAATTTTGCTTCAGCAGCGGCTTTTTCGGCTGCCTTAGTCGCATCTTGTTCAGCTTTCCAAGCATCGTATTGAGCAAAGCCTGCCTCAAATTGTGCCTTGGTAATTGGCTCGCACTCTAAAAAATGAATGTCTTCATAGGATTCACCAATAATTGCCCAACCGCCTTGAGGAATAAGCATTTCTAATACTTGAGCACCTGTCGCCATTATGCACCTATTTCCATTAACGTAATGTATGAAGTTAGACTAAAATTGTTTACTGAAGCGCTTGAGGCACCCGTTAATCTAGCAAATTGCGTTTTATAAGTCGTCGCCGATGTCGTATTAGGCGAATCAAGGTATGATATGGAAAAGTGACCGGTGATAACTTCTCCGCCAGAAGCGGTGTATCCAACGTATGATCCGTGACTTTTTAGATCAGTTGAACCTCTGACCAATTTAATTCCCATACCATTACCCGAAGTTGCAATATTATACGATTGATGAATTGTGACCAGCACTTTGCTTGAAGTCGCAGATGGTGTAATTGTGGCGGTTAGATTCGTGTCAATGTACGTTGTCGATGATGATGTCGCGGTCGTTGTCGTGTCGGCATTTACGACTTGTAACAATTTTCCGCCGGAAGCGACGGCAGCCCATTTCAAGCCCGTTGCGGTTGTTGAATCAGCAGTCAAAACTTGACCATTTGTACCAACGGCTAAACGTGCATCAGCCGTGCTGTATGTGTAAAGGTCGCCCTTTGTTGTCAATGGTGACGTAGAGCCGCTATCAACATTGACCCATGCGCTGCCTGTGTATTTGTAAATGTTGTTGTCTGCGTCGATATAACAGAGCATGCCTTCCGCTAAAACGCCTGTTAGCGCGGTATCACGCGCAGTAGTCGTTGCAAAACGCATCACGGTTTGTTCCATTAAATACGTGTTTACTTGGGCAGCCGTAAGCACGTCCCCCGTGTTAAATAACTTATATCCTGCGCCTGCCATGTCTCTCCTTAGTAGCTCAGCACGTTCGTGCCTAGTATACCGCTAATTGATGAATTTAATACGAATCCAGCCAACAAAGGCTCAGCCGTAAACAAGGTTGTATTCCAGCTTGATTTCGTAATGTCGTGATGGATGCCGTTAATAAGACTTGCTTGTGTGATGGTGGTACTGCCCGGCATTGTCTTTGTAACCGTCACCCCATCGAGCAATTCAATGTCCACACCAGCCTTAGGCTTGTTTGGGTTGGTGTCGTCATACAGGTTAAGGGCAATGCTGTCAATACGGATTTCAGGATCCTTACGAGTAGCAAGGATGCCTTGCGCTTGGTTCAAGGCTTCGGTGTCAGTCTGAACAAGGATGCCTGTACGGTTGCCTGAGTGTAAGAAATACGTGTCAATGCTGGTCTGATCAAAAGCGTTTTGAGCTGTGCCGCCTGCGCGGGTGACGGTGACATCATTAAGGATCTGAGTATCATCAAAAGCCACCACCGCGTTTGTATAGCTAATGTCTGAGCCTGTATCGGAGAAGGCATAAACAGATGTGGCTGGACGGCTAATAAGGTTGGTTCGGCTAATAAAAGTGGCTTGCCCTTCCACGTTAATAAAGAATCCACCGAACTCGCTATTTTCTACCGTTTGCAGGGCTTCTAGGGCGGTTCTGGTGGTTCCGGGATCCGCTTGTAGGGTTGAGTCACCCGTATCAATAGTTCGTAGGCTTACAGGGAAGGCTATGTCGTCTAGGATGGCATTGACTCGAGCGCCTGAGAGCTGACCCGCAGGGGTTGAAGCCACGGTGTTAATACTTGAGCCAGCAAGCAATTTGGTTGCATCTACGCAGCGAAGGGTGACGGTTGATAAATCCTCATTGCCTTGGCGGAAGCCCGTGTCATAATCAGTAATGAAACCCGAGAACAAGAAATACTGAACGCCTAGGTAATCAGCGTAAATAATGATTTGGCGCAATGGCACTAGGTTTGGGTAATAGGCGCTAGCTGGATTAAGCGGGTTCCAATCGCCGTTTTGATCATAAAGGATTACCTCAGCTGCGCCAAACTCAAATTTGGACGTAATGCGGTTGCGTCCACGGCGGATTCCAACGCGCGTCACTAGGTTAGTAATTTCAACCGGTAACACGCCTGAACCTAGGCGATTAGTTCCCAAAATACCTTTAGTGGCTGAACCCAATATCAAAGGATTGGTTTCATAAGCGGTATCGGAATCAAAGTCTACAAAGACCCTGAGTGTTGGTGCTGGCATTAAATCGCCACCGAACTAAGGAAAATGCCGGTTCCGTTTCGCTGATTGCGGTATATCTCGTTGATAAGCGTTTCGGCTAAGTCGCCTTCACTTATGACTGTACCTTCAACAATAACGGTAACTTCCGCGTTGCCACCGCCTGACTCAGCGAGCATTAAATCTGCTAAAGCAAGTTCAGATTCAGCTAATGTCAATAAAGCGTCTGCATGTGCTTCTACGGCAGGGATAATGATTGGATTGCCTTCTCGATACAGCGCAGCAGCAAATGGGTCGAGTTCAGAATTATTACCGCCACGACCGCCATTTCCACCATTGGGGCCACCGCCGCCACCAAACACGTTACCGTTTATGTAAACATTGTTCGCATCTACGTCCATGCGGTCTAATGTTGTAACCGTCATGGTCTTTTGATCTAGTTTTAGACCTTTTTCAGCAAACAAAGTTTCAATAGGAATGTTGATTTTTAATTGTTTTAACAATTCTTGTATGCGAGCAATCGTGCCGGGCCAATCAGCAAATGGATCGCCCACCATCGTGTCAAGGCTATCAAGCAGATTAGCCAATTCCATTGAAGCAGCTTGGGCTTCGATCAATTGACCCTCAAGAATAATGGCTCGTTTGACATCTTCATCTAATAACGCTTGCATGAGTTCTAGGCGTAGGCGTTCTTCTTCATTGACTGCCCTACCCAATGCAGCAGCTATGCCAATCCGCTCTAAATCAAAACGCTTAGCAATTTCAGCCAAAACGCCTTCTTCTTTTTTCTTCTTGTTTAATGCTTCTTGTGATTTGACTTGCTTTTTTGTTAGCGCTAGTAATTCCTTATTGCGCTTAGCTGCTTCCTGCTCTCTTTTCTTTCGCTCACGTTCAATTTTGACTTGCGCATCGGTAGATCCCGAAACGGTCATTGGCGTTCTAAAAGGCTTAGGCTGTAAACGGGATTGCCGTCCTAAAATTTGGAAAATCTCTAAATATGCACCTACGACAGGAATATTACCAACGTCGAGTAATGATAAACCGCCGCCACCGGGTAGATTATTAAGTCTGTCAATTAGAACGCCTACACCACGGATGGTATCTGCAACCTGCAAACCAAAATCTTCCATTGCATCAGTAGCACCAGCAATGCCGTTTTCGCCTTGCAAAAGAATAAAAGCATCGACTAAACCTGCGCCAATGGTTTCTTGCATATTGGCATAAGCGACATTTAGCAATGACACTTTGCCAGCATAGGTTTCTAAAAACGCTGCATTTTGACCGCTAAACTGCTTAGATAAACGTTCTTGTATTTCGTTAAAACTCTTGCCTTTAAGTTCGGCTTGAGTTAATCCAATAGAGTATTTAGATAAACCGCGTGTCTGACCTACATACGCGCGAGATAAATCGTTTGTGACGCTTACAACATCTTGACCTGATCCTGCCGCTACGTCTAGCGCTAAAGTTAATAATTCTTGAGATTTAGCAACGGAACCTGTTGTCGTTAATAATTTTTGAAAAGCTGGACGCAATGAATCATCGAGTACGCCGCTAGTGGCTTCCAAATTAGAAATAAACGCTTTGATGCGGCTATCTTCAAACGCTAAACCAAGATTGTTAATTGTTTGTGTTAAACGAGTGGCAGCACGATCATCATCTGCAAAGGCTTTTACAGATGCTTTGCCAAATTGAGTTATGGCACGAACTGACAAAACACCGACAACCGTTTTTCCTAATTTAACTAAATTGGCATTAAGTTTTTGAGTGGCTGTCTGTGCTTTCTTAAAACCTTTGTCTTTGAATTCAGAAGCTATATCAATGCGAATGTTAGACATTAGGCAGCCTTTCTAACAGTTGTGCGCTCTTTGAATAGTCTTTGTGCTTTTTCAATTGCTCTAAATGTAGCATCCAAGGCTTTGCCTTGATTTTCATCGTAAGCTGCAAAAAGGATGCGACCGCGAGCCATCTGCGTATTATTGTGTGACTTCATTGGACCAATGCCGTTCATGCGACCAATGAAATGCGCACCTGCATTTGGGTTGTTACTGCGGCTTTCTTTACTGCCATTCATGCCCGATTCACGTCCAGCAGTTTCAGCAATTGCACCAGCGGCAGATTTGTTTAGCAATGAGTAAAGAGTAGAAAAACCTGAGCGATTTCTCTTACCGCGACCTAGTGAATATGTTAGACCACGTTTAATTATTTGCGAATTGTATTTAGGGAAAGCCCTGCGACCTGACACACGGCTAATCGGCTCATAACCTTTGTCATCCCAATTGTAAAGATTGCCGGGAGCCTTCGCTGGTACTTTAGCCTTGGCATCGTTTGTGACTTCCTTCAAAGCGACACGAATTTCTGCGTTCATTTGGGCAAGCAGATCAGGCGCAAACTTCTTCAAAGCCTTCTTAAGCTCTGGAACGCCTTCTACTACTACCGGCATTTTTCCTATCCTGTGCCTGTTGCTTTAGGACTTCATAAAAAGCCTTCAGCAAATCCGTATCCATGTTAATAAACTCGCTAGGCGCGATCCCTGTATGGATGCTCAGTTGAGCAATCTTATACGTGAAGGAATCGCGCGTTAGCCATTTGGGGAATCATCTGCAACCACGTCCACCGCAGCTAGTGTGTCCAAAAATGCCGCCCCAAAAGGTTTGACATCTGGAGCATCTGCACGGCGCAGACATTCCCACGCAAGCCAATAGATATGTTCTTGTTTTTCATCTTCACGAAAGGCTTTGTGGAAACCTTTGCGAAATTGCTGCTCAAAAGCATATTCAACGGCGGGAGTAATCGAGTGTGTCGATTTTGTCCCGTCAGCCCTTGTCACTATTAACTTTGCCATTGCCCATTACTCCTTGTTTAGAACGTGCCGGTGTCGGCGATTGTCACGACTGAGTTTAGCGTGAAAGTGATGTCTTGTGTACCAATGTCGCCTACTCCACCGTTGATTGGTGTCAAGTTATTCACCAAAATATCAAAAGTGTAAAGTGGGTTGGTTGCACCGACAGCAGTAAGTTTTTCCTGCAACATCTTTACAGCAACGGTTGTACCGAAAGCTGCGCGGAGTGTCGCCATGACGTTTGCAGCAGCAGTATCGTTTAGGAACGAAACTGTAAGTGTGCCTGACTCCAAGCCCTTAACGAACTTGTGTGCGGTGTCGCCCATAGCAGTTACTTCAAGTTCATCTGCTACTTGGTTAAGGGTGACGCTGGTTACGTGGTCGCTAAGATCGACTGCGTTGATCTTAAGACCGACCTTGTTGTTTAAGAAAACTGCCATGTTGGCTATTCCTCGTCTTTCTTAGCGGTTGGGGTTGGTTTTGGTTCTGCGGGCTTTACCTGACCGATCTTGGCAAGAAAAGCCTCGCGCTCTTTGTCTGCATCAGCCATGTTTAGCTCCAATCTGAGAGAACGCTGATAGATACTTCACCGGAGAGCAAATCTCCTGCTACACCGGTCAAGACTGCTGGTGCGCTGAAAGTCCCAATGGAGTATGCGATACTCGATGCTTCCAGCTTGTTTACTATATTCAAATAATAATCTTCAATGTTAATTAGGTTGCCTTGGTTATCAAACATTGGCGCTAGCACAATGAGTTTGAAATTGACCTTAGGCTTGACCGTCTTGTAATGATCGTTGCTTGGCTCGATATAAGGGTCGCCCGGTTGTACCACGATGCTGTTAGCAAGGGGAGTGGCAGGTGGGAAGGAAAACACCTGCCACACCGCATTATCAACTAGTGCAGTCGCGATTGTTCCT